AGGAGACCAAGGAGCAAATCCTATTTGTCCTTCTTGTTGGGAAGGAACTGCAACAATTGGATCTGTAATAATTATTGATTCAGAATCCTCTTTAACAAGGTTGGCGATTACATCTTCGCCAGACCACATACGAATTAATTTTACAGTCATTTAAATTTCCATTAATAATATTTTAGCAGATAGATATAAAATTGTAAACTATTTAAATTCACACTCTACCATAATTTCTGTTAACGCTGCCAGAAGATTAATTTCTTGATCTGCGACGAACGCAATTTGGTATTGATATTTTGCAATAATAAGGACAGCAGCAGGTATACTGCTACTGACCAAGGCACCATATAAGCTATCGTAAATGCGACGCAATAACATAGAAGTTTCATTATCCATGTTGGAAACAACCCACTTACGAACTTCCGAAAAGTTTTTTTCTTTGAGATTTTTAAGGAGATCATTTACAGCAACGTCTGAGAAAGCAGCTAATATACCAGTATCTATCTTTCCACTAACTGAATACCTTTGACATTCATTAAGAACCCTTCTCCAATCTGGAAAATGTTTGTTTATTAATTCTACTAAAACCTTCTTATCTGCTTCTACCTTTTCTTTATCTAAAATATAAAGTAATCTTTGAAAAAACTTTGCTGCTATTTCTTGCTTCTCTTTGCCCTTAATGTTGAACTCAACCACAGCACACCTTGAGTGGAGTGGTTCGAGTATTTTATTCTTGTAGTTGCACGTAAAGATGAATCTGCAATTCCCTGCGAACTCTTCAATAAACGCTCTAAGTAAGAGCTGTACATCGTTCCCTGTGTTATCTGCTTCATCAATGATGATGACCTTGTGCTTCGCCTCCGAAGACAACGATACAGTAGATGCAAAGTTTTTTGCGTTATTTCGTACCGTGTCGAGGAATCTTCCTTCATCGGATCCATTGATGACATAGAAATCTGCTCCCAGTTCGTTGCATAGTGCTTTTGCTACCGTAGTCTTACCTACACCTGGAGGTCCAGCTAGTAACATATTAGGTATTTCTCCTGTATTTAGGAAATCCTGAAATGTTTTCTTTATACTGTCTGGAAGAATGCAGTCTTCAATTGTTTGTGGTCGATATTTTTCGACCCATATAAAATCACTCATTTACACATAATATAATAAAAAGATCAATAAGTCAAATTCTTTTTCTTTTTCCTTTTAATGCTAACATTGATATTACTGTTGCTGCAATTGTGATTATGCCAAATGATGCCATACCAACTGTTGTGCTGTAAAGAACATCAGTTGAAACCATTGGTTGTGCTTCCCATGTACCTGGTAACGTGTAAACAGATGGGTGCGATGCAAATAACATCATTCTTAAAATCTCCATAATTTTCTATATTTACTATGTATGATTACATTGTAACCAAAATAGGTTATTTGTGCAATCAATCTTTACATTTAAGTATCATCATCTTTCTCAGAACCCAAATCATTAAGTCTATCAAGATAGTAACGACGTTGTTCCCATGTCTGTCCACTTGTAGATCCTTTACATGGGTTTATACATTCATCATGATCCGCTTCATTACAAACTAATCCTGCTAAATCATGAGGACATCCCATTTTACCTGTAGACCAGAAAAACTGATCACCTATCCATTTTGCATTACACTTTGGACAGATTTTTATATTCATTTAAAATCCTTTAGATTTTTTCTTTGGTTTATCAATAACATGGATAACTGCACCTTTAATTGTTGGTGAGTGACAATTATTCCACCACCATTCTTGTGCCTCTTCCCAAGATTCTACAACAAAAGTTTTAGTTGCAGAAACTATTTTGTAATGATGACGATCATAAGGTTTGCTACTTGTTTCTGAGAAGTAACGTGGATCGCTTTTTTCAATTAAGTTAGTCATACCAGTGTCGGATTACTCCGCTAATAATAAAGCAATTAGTAATAAAGTAGGTAACAAATATAAAAGTCCGTACCAGAACAACGTGATTATCGTACTTTTTTGTTCTTTCGTCTGAGAATGATCCGAGTGCATACTTCCATATTCTCCATAATCTAGTCATAACCAATTCGGTTTCTTGGATGGGTCACGAAGATAATTAGATGAAGCCCAAGGTTTGCTGCTAATGTAATTCTTGTAAGCAGTAAAAGTGTCAATGCTTGTGTCATATTTAAATACATCTGGTCCTGCAAATGCGAACGGTGTTGCCTCTTTGTGGCATAATAATGTTCTCCCTGTTTTTTCTTCAAATACTTTCTCTGCTGCATTCATAGCAGTTTGGCAAGAATGTATTTTACCATACCTATGAGTATACTCTTCAAGTAATCCAAAACCATGTTGAATTAACCAAGCAGTATTAGCAATACTTTGTGCTGCCCAGATAGTACAAGGGTGTCCCCGAAAGGCACCTTTCTCTGTACTGTATGGAGTTCCATCTTTTTTGGGTAATAAATCATTACCCCAATCATAATACCATTTAGAGTAAACCACTGCCAACATTTGGCAAGTCTCTAATGGCATCTTGACCACATGCTTATCAGGCAAAACTTCTGCCGACTTAACAGGATCAGGATCAGTTACAAAAATATTCATCTTAAAAAGTTTTAGGATGTGTATTAATGTCACCATTATCAATAGTGGCATGGTCTACGTGATCAATATGCTCAATGTGCCCATGATCAATATTGATGTGTGCACCAGTTTCTAGAATAGTTGCAATTCTTTCAAGTGCATCTGCGATGCGATCAGCAGGTGTGTTCATGTGTATAATAATTTCTTACTTTTAGTATAACAGAATATTCACCTTTTGACAATATTAATTAATAATTTCTTTATATACCACCTGTGGACTCAGGATTAAAATGAGGTCCTACTTCTAATAGATCATATTCCCAATCTTCAATTACAACATTTGCAAATAATCTATCACTTAATAAATCCAATTGTTCTCTTGCTTTCTCTTCACTTTCTGCTTCACAGATTAGTTCAATAATTTTATTAATTCTTAATTTCTCTATTATAATATCAGGTGCAACTCTATTTGCATTTGCTCTCACCGCATTTCCTGCAGCATCAGATACTGATTGTCTTAGTCTAATAAAAACTCTTGCTTTATACCTTTTCATTCTTCTTCTGCTCTTTCATATATTCTTCTCTACCACTTTTAGTAAACACCTTTTTCTCATAATCAAAATAAGGATGTGGTGCAGCAGGAACCCATGGTTTCTTAGATTCATTTCCAATAACGATAAATCTATCAGCAGCAAAGGTTCCTGATAGACTGATCTTGATGTCATCACCATCCAACCAGTTTGTTGTACCATCCTTCTTAGTATGGTTCATCAACTCTTGGATTCTATCGATCATTTCTTGTGTTAGTTTCATTTTTTAAATACTCCCAACTTTGTTAAAAGATAAAGTGCTAAGATTGTCCAAAAGACAACTTCTAATCCGATGTTGTTCATTTATCGTACTTGGTTAAATCACATTCAACTAAAGGTAAAGGTTCTCCTTTTAAAGGTATTGGTTTACCTACTTTTTCTTGAAGTATTTTTAATGCTTTTGCACCTTTCCCTACATCATAAGGAGTAGGTGCATTTCCTAAACAAACCCGAATGATTTGCATCTCTTCTGCAGTAAAAAATACTTCTTTTTGCATTACTCGAATACAGAATCAGGTTCTAATGCTATAAAATACTTAAGATCGTATTGTGTATTCTGAAACTTAGATAGTAATTTAGATGAGACTATTACTTCATAAGAACCAGGAATAATCTTTATATTTTCTACTTTGAAATTAAAGGTAAATGTATTTTCTGTTTCTCCAACTTCTATCGCATACTCATTAGATGTGTCATTCTTTTTATCTCTAACTACTAATTTAACTGCACCATCTTTACCAACAACACAGAAATCAGGAAGTTGATAAACTGCAGCTGCTTTCAATAGTTTTTCTAAGGATGTACTATCTAAATTAAAACAAACATCAGTTGTTGGAAGTGATATTTCTTTCTCAGGTGGAGAAATAATAACATTAGGATCTGCAAAGAAATATTTTACTCTTCTTTTTCCTTCTTTAATATCAAGATATGAATCTTTAGTAAAATCGAGATCAGGATCTGAATGTAAACTCAATCCATTTAAGAATTGGTTTAAATCATATATTCCGAATTGTCTAGGAAACTCTTCTTTAATTTCTGCTTCTGCAAGAATATTCTTAGCAACAGAAATAGTACGTAAATGTGTTCCTTCTTTTACAAGAATAGAATTATTAATTCCTGCAAAGTTTTTAAGAATGGTTAGAGTTTTGTCAGATAGTTTCATAATTTGGTTTTCAGTTAAGGCATGTTATGGTCAATTTGGTCAATATTCCCTGTCGATGTAGGAGGTTTTCCATAATGCCCATCGAAGTGTAATAACAGCATAGCATAATGTACGACTTTCATCAAGTCTTTTTTATTCTTTCCGTCTTTGTTTCCATATCTACTTCCATACTTAAGTATGTTTGCCTGACAGAATGCAGCAGCAAGTTCTTTTGATGCCATGAGATCAATGGTTTGAACATTACGATATTCATGAGACTTTCCTGTGTAATGTCCCTGATAGGTTAAAGATACATACTCTTCAATGTCTTTTAGAATATCTTCTTCATGATATTTGTAAAAGTGTGCTCTTTTTGGTTCGTA